AGAAGCTAAGCCAGAAGCTAAACCGCCTAGAATAACTTCAGGTGTAAATGTACCCATTACCCAAACATTAACTACCACTCCTGCAACTGCTACGATTGTAGGAATGTATTTGTTATCTACATCATTGATCCATTTTTTTACGATATAACCGATACAAAAACACGTCGCTAATGTAATAGGCACAATATAATCTTGTAAAATTTCCATATAAAACCTCCTTCGTTCATATAAAAATCATACTTCTTTCCTTGTTATTTTTTTACCTCACATTTTTCGCATTTTTTTCGCACGATTTTCGCACCTAATATTTTTTAATAACGTCCTTTAAACACAAAAAAAGGACTTTTTTATAAAGCCCTATCACCATAAATTATTATTGCTAATCTTCTAATTATTCTTCTTCTCTGTCTGTATAAAGTACTTTTATCTATTCCTAAATCTTCTTGTGTTCTTTCATACGTGTAACCATTTACATATAAATTTGTAATGATCCCTATATATTCATCATCTTTTATCAAGTCTATAACTCTATCCATAAAAGCCATAACACTTCTATACTCTTTATTTATTTCTTTTCCTATTTTTAAATCTCTATAGGTTTTTAATAAATAAACTACTTTTTCA